GTAAGTGAAAGTGTTACTTGGACTGACCCACCGTGGGCAAAGAGAAAAGTGTATGTTATGTCTTCAAGTGATATGCCAATTTGGGAATTTGAAGAAGAATCAGATGCTAATGTAAAGGCTCAAGAATTGAGTGGTTCGGATTCTATGAATAGAGTGTATAAGGTTATTGAAGTATAAAAAAGCTTGTATTTTCACAAGCAAATTCAATATATATAATTAACGTAACAATAGTTAAAGGAGAAAATAGTTATGGCTGATGAAATTAAATTTTCAGAAGATGAGTTAAAATCACTTCAGGGATTACAAAATTCCTATCAGGAAAAACAGATGCAATTTGGACAACTTAAAGTTCAACATGTTCTTTTAAGTCAACAGATGGATGCGCTTGAAACACGCGAAGTTGAGTTAGAAGAAGAATATGGTGAAGTTCAAAAAACTGAACAGAAGCTAGTAGAAGACTTGAATGAAAAGTATGGTCCAGGGTCTCTCGATCCAACTACAGGAGTATTCACACCAACACCAGTACCACCTGCATCTGATGCAGAAGCTGATGAGGCTCCCAAAGCTAAAGCAAAAGCTTAATATATAATAAAATTTCCTCATTAAATATCGTTTACGAATTTTAATTGATATTTATAAATGAGTTTTCTAAACTCATGTAAATAGTAATTAAACTAACGTAATTTTAGGAGAAAATCAATGGCAGAAAGAATCGTAAGTCCAGGTGTATTTACCCGTGAAAGAGACCTTTCATTTCTTCCACAAGGAATTAGTGAAATTGGTGCGGCTATAATTGGCCCAACTGATAAAGGTCCGGCGTTTACTCCATCAGTTCTTAGAAATTTTTCGGAATTTGAAGAAATGTTTGGCGGTACGACTAAATCGTATTATACACCATACGCAGTACAACAATATTTAAGAAGTGCTGGTTCAGTAACGATTATCCGTGTATTAGGAATAGGTGGATATCGAACTGATTATATTAATATTCAGCTCTCAAGTTCGTTAGGCTTAAAAACTGTTGCAGTTCTCGCACCGTCAAGAGGCGGATTAGATGGAACAGCAGATCTAAGTGTATCTACCTCCGGTTCAAACGGAGATTGGAGTTCATTTGATCTTGTTGTTAGTGGTAGTAATACCACAGCGTTTAGTAAAACAATTTCATTTAATACGTCTAGTGCAGATTATATAGATAAAGTATTAAGTTCTGATCCACAGGTTCAGAAATCAGGTCAGGATACTGCACCTGTTTATTTGTATAAAAACTTTAAATCACATCAATCACACGCATTGTATACCGTTGCTACAGCCCAAGCATATCGTTCAGCATCACTATCAATAGGAGATAATACATTTGATTTTACATCAGGTGTTCAATCCTTTGATGCAGATGGAAATGCTAGTTCTTGGACAGGTAACTCAAGTTATTCTGTAGCTAGAACTCCATATGTTCAGTCTCAAAGAATAAGTGGAGCAAGATATAGTCTCTTTAGAGTTTATACTCGCTCTCATGGTTCAAGTATGAGTTCTGAGTTTAAAGTATCAGTGTTGAATGTTAAAGATGCTAGTTCTGTCGCTGGTTCTGATTATGGTACTTTTTCAGTACAAATTAGACGACATGCGCCAGGTAAAATTAATAACGATAATGTGGTTGAACAATTTGATAGTCTAACATTTGATCCTAATAGTTCAAATTATTTTGCTCGTAGGATTGGAAGTAGATTTGTTGAAATAGATTCAAATGGTAAATTGTCATACAAAGGCGATTGGCCCAATATGAGTAAACATATTCGTGTTGGTGATTTTGCGGATGTTGAATCAATGCCAAAGACGGTTGTTCCAATGGGACACGCAGCAGTAATAAATCCAATATTAGGTACGGCATCTCAAGTTCCTACTGCATCTTTCCAGAAAGTTCAGGAAAATGCACAAGGAAGTTTTGATGGTAACATATATTATGGATTTAAATTCGGTTCTTCAGAACATGATAACCATCAGTATTTATCATCTATACCTCTTAATGCAGCAGCAGGTAACAATGTCAGTATGAGTCTTGAAGATATGTACGGACATGCAAATGCAGTTGATTTAGGTGGTTCGACATATGCAGATGGAACTGAAAAACTTAGTTTATCTAATTCACATATTAAACAACGTAAATTTGTTGTTCCTTTCCAATGGGGATTTGATGGAGCTAATCCAGCAACACCAAAAAATACAGCTAATGATATATCAGCTACAAATACAATGGGATTTGATTGTTCAAACAATGCGGCTAGCGGAACTATTGCTTATAAAAGAGCAATTAACGCTATAAGTAATCCTGATGAATTTGATATTAATCTTTTGGTAATGCCTGGAATTATTCATCAATACCATCCAAAATTAACAAATCATGCCATTGAAAAAATGGAAGATAGAGGTGATGCTCTTTTTATTATGGATGGTTCTTCTTGGTCTAGAGGTATAACAAATGCCGTTAGTGATATTAGTACATTAGATACAAACTACGCAGCTACATATTACCCGTGGGTTAAAATCTTAGATGATGGTAATAACCTACCGGTATGGGTGCCGCCTTCAGTCGTACTTCCAGGTGTAATCGCTTACACCGATAGAGTAGCACATGAATGGTTTGCGCCAGCTGGATTGAACCGAGGTGGTCTGACAACAGTACTTGAAGCAAAAACAAGATTAACTCACGCAGAGCGTGATGAATTGTATGAAGGTAGACTGAATCCAATTGCATCATTTCCAGGACAGGGAGTGGTTGTTTGGGGTCAGAAGACTTTACAAAGCAAACCATCAGCACTTGATAGAGTTAATGTTCGTAGATTGTTGATAAAACTGAAGAAGTTTATTGCAAGTTCAAGTAGATATTTAGTGTTTGAGCAAAATAATGCAACGACACGAAATAGATTCATGAATATTGTGAATCCTTTTTTAGAATCAGTACAGGCTAATAGTGGACTTTCTGCTTTTAAAGTAGTAATGGATGACAGTAATAATCCACCTGATGTTGTGGATAGAAACCAATTAATTGGTCAAATCTTCATTCAACCTACAAGAACAGCAGAGTTTATTGTATTAGATTTCGTTATACTACCTACTGGAGCAACATTTCCAGAGTAATTTAACTTATAATAGTGTAATATATAAACGTAGTCATACGAAAGTAAAAAGCCCCTCTAGTGAGGGGTTTTTTATTATATAAAATAAAACTTCTAAAAAACTGTTAAGAATGTATTGTTTTTTAACGATAAGATGATGATGAATTTTTTAGATTTGTTATATTTATATATGAAAGTAAGTTTATAATTAAACATTGGAGAAACAGAATGCCTGAATTACTTGATCCTTCTGAGATAATGTTCACACCGTTTGAACCGAAGACTAAAAATCGTTATATCATGTATATGGAGGGGATTCCTGCATACCTAGTTAAAACTGCAAACAGACCAACTATTACATTTGAAGAAATTGAACTTAATCATATTAATGTAAAAAGATTTGTAAAAGGTAAAGGAACTTGGGAAACATTGGAATGTACTTTGTACGATCCAGTTGTTCCATCTGCAGCACAAGCAGTTATGGAATGGGTTAGATTGTCCCATGAATCTGTAACAGGTAGAGATGGATATTCTGATTTCTATAAGAAAGATATTACTTTAAATGTTTTAGGACCTGTTGGTGATATTGTTGAAGAGTGGACAATGAAAGGGGCTTGGATTCAAACAGCAACTTTTAATGATTTAGATTGGGCTACAAATGATCCAGTAGAAGTAACCTTAACATTAAGGTACGATTACGCAATATTACAATTCTAATTTTTATAGGTTATTTATTAGTAATTCGATATGTATAATTAAAGAAATGGAGATATATTATGACAGTTATCGCAGATAAAGCTTGGTATAAGTCAAAGACAATTTGGACAGCAGTTATTGTTTGTGTAGCTAGTATTGTTGGTGAGTTTGGAATTGAAATTCCACAATCAGTATATGGTTTGTTAGCAGCATTTGGTTTGTATGGTGTTCGTGA